AATGGAGGCATAGATGAGATCAGATAAAAGAAAAACAGGTAAGCCAAGAACAGAAGCAGAACGTAAGACTAGGCATGCCAAGCTGCACCCTGGTACTAAGCTACCCAAGAGAGGAACAGGGTTGAAACGTAAGAAAAACTAAGGAGGGAATATGGCTAGGGAAACTAGGAAGTACGTGCTGTCAAAGACGCAGCAGCAGGCTGTGGCTGCAAGGAACGCTATGCTTACTCACTACATGGCGTTAATAAATGTAATGCAGAACGAGAAGGGTATGTTAATAAACAACATAGCTGAAGAGCTAGGGCTTGATACTAAGAACAACGACTACGTTTTTAACAGTGATGATATGTCTTTCACAAGAAAGGAAAAGAAAAATGGCAGCGATACTAAGGCACGAGCTAGAGGACGGGGAGGAAATAACCCTAAGAAGAAAAGGAGAAAGGCTAAAGATAGTAGCTAAGGATGTTGAAAACGGGAAGACTGTTTACTTCGATGAGATGGTTAACCTAGAGGTACACGTAATCACTAAGCCAGAGATACCTGTTGTTAGACCTAAAGAACAAAGCTTTATGTCGGAAGGACCTGAAGTCTAATCATCTTTAAAACAAGGGTGCTTCTTGTAAGCACGTAGTTGGTATATGCAGCAAGTCTGCAAGTCCATCTCCTCAACAGGGTCCCAGAACCCTATCCTCTCTGTTACAGATAAGCCCTTCAGACGTTCATCTAATGTCTTATAGACCATACCTGGACACATCTGAGGTACTGGGATATGACTACGACTTGTGCAGTACCTTGCGCACCCACTTCCTAACTGCGCCCCTAGAAGCAGCACAGTCAGTGGTAAGAACGTCAACATCTTTAAGATATTGGTTGTTCTCTTCATCTTCGCGCTCCTTGTTCTTCAGTATAGACTCTAGCATTTTGGCACGGGTAGACTTCACACCGCTTCTGAATGCAAAGTAGAGTATACCTAAGACTAACAACGCTACGATACCCCAACCTATTAACTGCGGTGTCATTTAATTCTTTTGGCAAGCCCTACCCAATTAATAATCTTGCCTATCCATTTGTCGTCTACAGTTGTAGGTGTGAGTTTAGCTACTAAAGATCCTGTACCTAGAACCATTAGTACTATCTCTATCATATCTTTCCAATGCATAAGAAACCATTCCATACTACCACCTCGCTAAGTTACCACGTATATCTATGTGGGTGAATGTTTTGTAAGCATGAAGCCCACCTTTAGGCAACACACCCATTCTCTGGAACCTATCTAATATGGGGAACAGCCTCTTAGGGCTGATACCTTTAAGTTTAAAATCTGCAGCTATACCGTGCATATGCTTAGAGCCTCTCGCTCCGTTGACCTTCTTGTTATACTCAGGTGTTCTATAACCAGATGTGATGGTCATAGTCAAGCCTGTGATAGCTCTTACTATCTCTAGTGCTTCGCATAACGGTTTAAGTTTAAGGTAATACCAGTTAGCAGGGTAAGGGTTGCCATCCCTGCATCTAAACTCGTCTGACTTTAAGTGTTTGGTTATCTTCATTTTTTCTTCTTAGCTTCCTTCTTAGTTTTTCTCTTACGTAGTAGTTCTCTACCCTTCTTAACACCAGCCGCTGCACCTATAAGACCTATCTCTACAGGTCTCTTTAGTATGGCAGTAGCAGGAGTGTATTGTCCTATAGCTCCTATGAAACCTCCAATACCCTTCATCTGAAAAGCACTAAGAGCTTCTACTACAGGCATGAACGGTTGCCCTACCATACCTAAGCTAGACATAGCTGGATGACCTAATAAAAAGTTTGCCATGAACGATTGCCCCGTAGCTACCTTGGCTGCGCCCCAAGCTGCACTCGTAACCATAGGATACAACAACCTACCTACAAATCTTTTAGCGTGGGGGTCACCGTTCTTTAACCCTTTTAAAATACCAGCACCTCCACCACCACGTTGCATGTCTTTATAATCTGCCAGCATAAGGTTATAATAATTCCTAGCCCAAGTATGAAATGGCATGTTCTGGCCTACAGGCCCCTCTAACCACGGAGGTCTATCACCTCTGCCATAATACCAATTACCACGGTACGCTTCAGTAATAGCGTACGCGTCTGCTGCGGCTTCAAAGCCTTGCTTCTCCCATGTGTCTAATATCTTGCGCCCCTCAAATCTAGGATCAAGGTGAGGGTTATCTTTAACAAACGCTTCTTTGCTTCCGTATTCTTTAAACTTATACCAAGCCCATGCAGCAGCTTCCTGTCTGTTCAGTGTGTCTCCAGATCTATGCAGATCCATGCAGGCTTGTCCAACACCGGCAAGATCAAGAGCTTTAAATAGTTTCTTCCTCGGTACATCAGGGTTAGCTTTTGCAAACTGATCGTACAGATGTTCCTTCGTAGGAACCATTCTATCTTTGGTTCTCTCTAACATAGCGTTAAGCTCTGGGTCTTTTTTGCTGTATCTGACATTCTTCCTAGCCTTCATATACAGATCAAATCTTTTTAGCTCAGGGAATAATGTGTTAAAATTCTGCACGCGCTGGAACACCTGTGGTTTCATTCTACCTGCTACCAATGCGTTGTATGTGAGGTGCATAAGATCAGAATACATCTCTGCCTTTACAGAAGGGGTAGTGTCAAAGTTACTTAGGATAGACTGTAACTCTGCATCACCATACTTAAGCTGCTCGTTCACCAGTATGCGACGTGTGTCTTTAACATCAGTTATACCTAGTGTCTTACCTACATAAGTTTGAAGGGCATTGGCTGCGCTAGAGTTACCCATCCTCTCATACATATTTATTATCTCACCATATAAAGGCATGTCAGGTTTCCATGTTTGCTCTGCCGTAACCTCTCTAGCTAAACGCTGAGTGAGCTTCTCTATATCCCATTCGTAATCTCTGGATTTTCTAGGTGGCCCTTTTCTTTCTTTAGTATATGGTGAACTAGACTTACCTTTGCTACCGAGGATACCTTCTCTCGTTCTTCTAGGAACATACGCAGGATGATAGTCACCACCACCTACGGAATGCCATGAGTCTAAACACTCACGCATACCAACCAAAGCTGCAAGCTGTGGGCTACCAGCTTCATAGGGCATTCTGCCTTTATACTCTGGGATGTGATCTTTAACTCTACCATCCGATCTTCTAACAACCAGCTCCGATGGGTCCCAGACTATTCTGTTACCGTCGTTCCTAACGTACTGTAGTAACTCACCAGCTTCTTGCATTTGTACATTGGCGCGTCTTAAATTAGTGATCGCTTCTATAGTGCCTGTGGTTGCTGTGTTCTTTATTAATTTATTGCCATATTCTATAGCTCTGCCCTTTACAGAATCAACAAGATCCCACGCACCACCACCGGCCTTACGTTGGAACTCTTTAGCAGCAGTTGCCATGGTAGGCTGGCTGAGTATAGCATCCACACCAGCTTTCTTTATAAACCTGGCAGTAGGATCGTAGCCGTTACTATACAGCTCATGCTGTATCATGGTGTTGGTATCTTTCTCGTAGTTTGCTGCTTCTTTTCTAATCGTGATAGCTATGTTACCAGAGCTTCTACCTTTGGCTTTAAGCTCTTTAGCTCTGGCTTTAAAATGTGGAACTCTATCAGCGGTTCTCTTCGCTACGATGTCCATGTATATCCCAACAGAAGGATCAAGGCCGCTAACATCTAGCGTGTTAGAAAGTTCCTTAACTTGATTACCAGCAGTACGTGTCTCACCAGTCTTAGGGTTATACTCTTGCAACACAGTAGGTGGTGCTCTTCTATACCCATGAACCACAGGGTAGTTACCACCCTTGCCAAAAGAGGAAGGTAGAGGTGTAACAGTTTCTGAAGTCTTAGCTGTCGATGGTAAGCCTATAACACTAGGCCCAGCTTTTTCACCTAGCTCAATAGGTCTTCCCTCTGGTGCTCCCAACTCCATGACACCTTCGGACGGTTTCTCTTTAGACCTAATGTTTATGACACCCTTGCCTCTAGGCTCTGGTAGTTCTATAGCATCGTTCAAAGAAACTACAGTTTGATCTACAGGTCTTGAAGTTCTGCGGCTGTACTCTTTACCAAGTTTAACTAACGGATGAGACTGAGCTATCTCGTTAAGAAATGCAGGTGGAGTATTTTTTAAGTATGGGTTTGCTCCAAAGATTTTATTACCATCTATCTGGGTTAACGCAGCTTCAACACGCTGCACCTTTAACGCTTGTCTTCTGTAGTATGGGAGTTTCTTCTCGGTCGGTGTTAAAATAGGTTTGCCAATTATGCTTTCGTATTCTCCAGCATAGTAGGTTATCTCTGGGTTAGAGAGCTTACGATACGAGGCAGACTCTGCTTGTCTCCCAGCCATAGTAACTTTACCGCCCAACCTAAGCGGTGTCTGAGTAGCGTATGGTTTGTCACCCTCTGGTATAGAGTTCTTAGTTCCGTACCTTAGAAGAGACGCGGCCATATCTCCATGACCAATAGATTCTAGATCCTTAGCAGTTTGCTTGATAGTATCGAACTTCAACTTAGCTGTCTCACCATTGCCAAGGTTGATGCTCTTCTCGCCATTCATGTTAATAGGACCTTTTACTTTGCGCGGAGAAGGTGTCCAGTTAAGCTTCGGTGCTTCTTCAGGTAATGGTTCTACAGCTTCGCCCTTCATGTTCATACGGCCCTTGACTTTTTTTGATATAGGTAAATCTTTAAGAGGTTTACCTGTTATAAGCTCAGGGTACTTACCAGCTAGGCCAGCTTCTTTAACACCAGCTACAAACTCTTTCATGTTAGAAGACCCTTGCTCTATAGCATCTAACGTCATCAGGTCTTTAACTATTACATTAGGGTTAACCTTCTTAGCTCCTATGAAATCTTTTACTACCCTAGCTAGCTTGCCAGGGTTAGTGGCTAAAGGAAGAAAGGACAGAGCTGTAGCCTCAGCTAAAGCATCTTCATGATTAGTGCCAGCTGCTCTGGATGTAAGGTATGTCACCCCAAACAGAGACGGTAGTTGGGCAGACTGAGGCATAGCCCCTGTACCCTTCATTATACCACCGAAGAGATAACTCTGCGCAGCAGATATTCCCATGGTCGTTAAGTCTTTGTCGAGGTTCTGTATCATCGAAGAAGCTGCAAGCGTCCGTTCGATACCCATACCTGCAGATCCTATCAACGCAAACTCAGCTGATCTACCACCAAGGTGCGCTACACCTTCCAAGCTCTTAGAGAATATAGGACGTTCTTTAACTGCGGGATGAGCCATTAATGACTCAGCATATTTCTCGCTAGTAACTTCACCTTTTCTCAATAAGTTCTTGGCTATGTAACGCCCTGGAGATAGAGAGGTTAGTACTTCCTCTGCACCAGCGGCGTATGCTTCACCTTTGCTATAGCCCACAGTATTGAACAACTTCTTCATAGTCCAAGGCAATAGAGCTGGTCCTTGTAACGGACCCATAGGTGTTTCAAGTATGTTAGTAGCGGCACGATAGGTAGCAGCACCAGCCTTTGACAACCCAGACATTATAGAGTTACCAGCAGCTATGCCCCAACCTGCAGCTTCATTAGCTATGGCAGAAGCAACTGTTTCTTTGTCCTCGGTAGCTGCGATGGTAGCTTCTTTGGTAGCTAGATCGTTAGCGTCTGGGAAGAACTGTTCACGGATTATATCTTGTGCAGCTTCTATAGGTACAGACACAGGAAACTCAACACTGCCATGGTTAGGTACTTCTACACTATAGTAACCGCTATTATCTTTGTTAGGCATCTGCCCTCCTATTGCGGTATCATCTTACCACTATCCACATCGTATCTATAGCCTCCCACACCTTTGACAGACCCAGTGCCTATCTCTTTCTTGTTACTATAGAAGTCTGCTGGCCCTCCGCCGCCTTTAATCCGCATCATACTCTTAATCAAGTATGCAGCTTGAGAAGATGTTTTGACCTCTATCTTACGTGCTTGTATTCTTCCACCAACAACGTCAAACATCCCACCAGTATTTAAAACAGCTTGGATCTGGTTAGCAGCGTATTTGTAGTCATCGTGTGAAAACTCTTTTATGTGTGCTAAGGCTTTAGGACCCCAGTCATTGACTATGATAGAATCTATATACGCGTCTTGTTTCTCCAACTCTGCTAATCTTGCGTCTTCATCGTTAGCTGCTATAGCAGCCATTAACCTGCCATAAGAATCTTGCCATGGGTCACCCCCAACCTTTGTAACGGCTACGCCTTTCTCCTCTGGACCTCCAGCTAAATACCCAGCTGAAGGGGAAAGTGCTCTTAGGAAACTCACAGCTGAACTCTCCCCACCTTCTTTGCCAGTCACTATCTTTAAACTACTCGTATCAAAAGTTTGCCCTTTATCTAAGAGAACATTCATATTCCCAGCTGTAGCCTGAAAGTTACGGCTCCTCGATACTGGCACATCTTTAGGCCAGAAGGAACCTACCTGTGCCTTGGTACTTTTAATTAAAGCTGCAACCTCATGGGCTTCTTTGACCTTCCCCTGTTCGTAGAGACTTGCCATTAGCTGTGAAGGTGTCATCTGTTTCTTCTCAGCTTTTCTTAGATTGACAGACCCAGCCATCTCACCTTGCCTCATCATAGCGGCTGATTGCTTTTGTCCACCCTCACCACCTACAAATTCACTAGGGTCTTCTTCTAAAATATCAGATGCACCTTTAGCTAAGCGCTTATGAGTGCCTAAAGCAGTCATACCCTTACCTAAAGTAGCGAACCCTTCCTGTGCTAGTCTCATCCCTTCAGCTGTAGTTACCATATTACCTCCAGATTATGCCCTAAGAGTTCCTAAGGTTTTTAGCCCCGTACCCTGTCAGAGAGCCTATACCCCCTGCCACAGAACCAGCAACACTTGCTACAGTACCTATACCACCCATGATATTCCCAAATGTAGAACCATGCTCTGTCACAGTATCAGTAGGCTGCCCCATACGTTCGTGCTGCATAGCCCCTTGTTGCCCAGTACCAATCTGAGAGGCTACAGCATCATTAGCTAGACCCTGTTGCCTGATCCCTGACTGGTATCCTGCAACATCCATACCTATACCAATAGAAGCCGCTGGTTGTTTTATAGCGAACTGATCTCGTAAGTTTGATTTGTACTGTTGAATGCCCTCTTCTACTCCGAACTTGGATTGGGCTACAGATTCTTTCCCAGCACCTGTACGCTCTGCCACTCCAACCTTCTGACTTTCTATATCCTCTATCCTTCTGCCTTGTCTCTCTGCAAAAGCAGCTTCCTCACCAGCAAGAGCCTCTCTTCTGAGACCAGTAGATTCAGCCAAGGCTGTGCGCTCTGCGCCTATATCTTCGTAACGTATGCCCTGCTCCTTAGCTTGCTGAGCTTCGTTATACGCTAAAGCCTCTAACTTACCACCTCGCTCTGTTATAAGACCAAGCTTAATCATTGACTCTTGTTCGGATAGTTTCAGGTTAGTGAGGCTGATATCTTTCATCAGCTTATCTTGCAACTGCGCCTGGAACTGAGGATCAAACTGTGAACGCCCCATGGAAGCCGCCATCTGTGCGTTCTTTGAGACGTTCTCGTTGTATCTATCCGTCTTGCCTTGGTCAGCCAGCGTTCTACGTATAGTGAATAGACGTTCCATCCCTTCTATAGCTTTGTCACCGTTGATGTTGATCTCATCTCTAACACCTTGAAAGGCAGCTGATACGCTACTACCTGTCTCTGCTAGGCGACGCTCTTCTTCTGAGAACCCTCCGGTAACACCTTCTTCTGTTTGTTTTATCCTATCAGACACTGCGCCTACAGCAGCAGCAAACGATAGACCTGTCTGTTCGGCTTCTGTTCTAATGTTATCAATGGCCGTAGTCATGTCTCTGCCAGTTTGCTCATACTCTAATTTCAACTTATCTAACAAAGGAGTTAAAGCATCCCTTATACCGGACGTGCTCTCTTCAATATATTTTTCATGGCTCTCTGTTAAGGACACTTCCCCTTTCATATACGCAATGGCAGTATCATAGAACAGCGTCTGCATTTCAGATTGCCTGTCTAAAGACTCTAACTGCATAGCTTCAAGCTTTCTACCAACCTCGTTAAGCTCGACGTTAGCTTGCATGGTAGTGTTGCCGCGTTCTTCTGTTAGCTTGCTTTCTGAATTTTGTCTCCGCCTAGTGAGCTCGTGAATTCGGCTTGCTGTCTCTGGGGTCTGAGGTCCTGCTTTAAGATCAGCAATCTGGTTGTCCAGGTCTGACGCCTCATCTTCATATTGTTTAATAAGCGCTGGGTTTTCTGGTACATCTTCGTATGTGATGTCTTGACCGTTCTTCCTCAGATACTCGTCTATCATAGCTATCCCCATAGCTTCAAGCTTGCTCTCGTCGTCGCTCATCTCAGGAAATTCTCTCTTTTTAGTAGTGGTGCTACTGTACATTCCCATAATCGCCTCCTTCAACTAGCTCTATAAGATATTCTTTTCTAATCTCTAACGACACACGCCTAGTATGTTTAACGCCACCTACAAGGTAGGCGCACAACATAACGATCTCGTTACAGTAGTCCCTTATTATCCAAGCGCATACATTCTCGTGCCTGTCTCCAGACTCAATCCATACGTTAGAATCTTTCCAAGCGTTCCAAGCTATGAAGATCTGCGCTGTTAGTATAGCCCTGTACCTTCTGAAGAACGAGTTGTCGTTCAAGCCAAAGGCTAACTCGGCAAAGTTGTCGTCTAGGTCTTCCTTGGTGTAAGGTTTGTCACCATCCCACACGTTGTCCCAAGTTCTAAAGACCTTACCTATACGCTGTATGAAATCTATAGCGTCCCTGTTCTTTAAACAGACCTTATTCAAAAGCTCTAAGTGTCTTTCGGGTGTCATCTTCTCCTCCAATTACGTGGCTAGAGTTCCAAATACTATGATATCGATATCAGCATCATTACCTACACCTGCGTTATATAGCTGAGCCCCATTATCTCCCCATAGTGTAAAATCAAAATGTGTAGTAGCTTTTGTTGCTGTATTAAATATAATAGTAGCGTCCCCTATAGAGCCAGGGGTTACACTCGATAAACTTCCAACAACAACATAGTCTGTACTAGCCATGTTTGTATCAAGGGTAACTCTAAAAACGCTTCCACCTGGGAAAGTAAGATCACCGTCTATGTTATAAGAAGCAAGAGTAGATGTCGTAGGATCGCCAGCTCCATCACCGCTAATCCTAAACGACCCCCATGCTTTACATAGACTGTGAGAGGTAGCGTGTCTATCTGCAGAGATATCTGTGCCAGCAGTCTCAGTTCCAGTAGCGGGAGGGTCTGCAACACCAGTATAGAACTGCGCATTACCATCCGTATAAACTGACCCAGTACCACCATCAACACATAACAGCTCGTTGTTTCGACCATCACCTATTTCGGTATCTCTGTCCCAGGCTGTGCCGCCATCAAACCCAAGCATGTTAATGCTGAGAAGACCGTTGTGTGCTGCGGTGTCACCTTCATAGAAATTGTTATTAGTTATACGAAGCTGTGCTATCTCTAAACCATTTTGGAAATCCCAAACTCCTGTGGCATTTTCAGCAACAGTAAGCTCACCATACTGCGGGTGGTCATCATCACCTAGGCCTGTTAAATTGCCATGGTCAAAGGTTCCGCCATTAGCAGCGTTACTATGATCGTGGCCTGCATCTGTAAAGTCTCCAATAGCTGGAGTACCAGTTAGTGTAACTATATCTGCAGTTGTTACTGTACCTAAGTCAGCTATTGTAGCACCAGAGAATGTAGCAGTAGTTGTCACTGCTATGTCAGCAAAGTCTGCTGTGGTGACAGTTCCAAGATCAGCTATGGTAGCACCAGCGAATGTGGCTGTCGTAGTGACCGCCATGTCTGTGAAGTCTGCTGTAGTTACTAAACCTAGGTCAACGCATGTCTGGCCTATGGCCGTCCACCCACCATCTATAGTTCCGTACCAAGTGCCACCGTTTATATCAGGGGTGGTAAGAGTTTTGCCAGCAAGTATCTGGGCAGCATTTAAAAATACAAAGGTATCATCACCCAAAGGATCTATAACATCTAACGCTCTAGCTGCAGCAGGGTCTGCCCATGTAACAGTATAGTCAGCTGTTGCTTGTTCTAAAGTCATTTGGGTTCCCACTATAGGGGAAGTCAAAGTCTTATTGGTAAGCGTAGCTTCATGAGCTTCAAAAACAAATGTATCATCACCAGTGAGCAACGGTAGTATAACATTCCTATCAGCGGCTAAATCAAATGGTCTGCTGAATACGTAGTAGTTATCAGCTGCAGAGTCAGATAGACTAAGACCACCAGTGATAGGAAGAGCACCCGCGAAGCTAACCGTACCTGTAAAGTTCCAGTCTAAAGAAGACACACCCGTATCCCACTGCCTTATAGGACCAGTCTGATTAGCTAGACCATCGTTATCACAGGAGTATGTAGAACCTAAAACATCTATGCGTATCTGGTTGGTATCGTTAACAAGGCTTTCAGCCCAAGCTAACAACGGGTCACGTATGTCGTCCCAGTCAACCTGGTCACATAGCGTACCGTTCAACCAGTTACGGCCTATATCTAAAGGAAGTATCGCCATAGCTTCTCCTTATATCTTTTCAACTGACATTGCAATTTCACCCGTTGCAGCTTCTGCAGCTACTACGTTAGCAGCAACGTCCGTCATGGTCCTGTTATACTTCTGCAGGTATATCGTCTTAACAGTAGTGGTAGCCCATGTGAAAATATGGGAGATAGTGACGGGGTTATAAAAAGACCCACTCACACCAACCCCGCAAGCAGGGACAATGCCACCAGAGTTAACCAACATGGATGTTTCAGTACCATCTGTTATTCTGAATGAAGTATCTGCTGCCATCTCTGTCGCAGCCGTTGAAGCAGTTCTATGACAGAAGATAAACGTCACCTTGTACTTGCCAATCATCTCTGGGGTAATGGAGACAGCTGCGTTAACAGCATCTACAGCAGCCCACCCTGCATCAGCAGCAACACCTAGAGTTATATCTCCAGAGTTGTAGCTATCGTAACCAGTTTGCTTATCGTACAGTGTGTTTGTTTTACTGACTAGACCGTCATCATTGAAGGTATAGTAGTCGTCACCGAAAGTATCAAACGCTAGCTGTTCAAGGTTGTTCCTCAGCTTCTCTTCGAGGTAGTCCTTGACAGAGTCGTAAGCCCCTATACCAAAGGCAGCGTCTATCTGGGCTTCGGTTAGTTTAGTACCGTCAGCATAATCTTTATCAATAGTTATATCCGCAATTACTATAGCCATACTACCTCCTTAAGATACTGTAGGATGATCCGAATCTTCAGCAGCTTCGGCCTCTACTATGTACCCATAAATTTCGCAGTCTTCTTCAACACTATCTACGTTAGGCTCATTAAAAAATATAAACTGGATACCATTTCCACTACCTTGTAACGGCACTGGGATCTTCTTCAAAGTTCCACCAGATAGAAGAGCGTCTAAGTCTGTAGCTCCGCTAGAACCTGTAGCTCCTATGATACCAGCTCCTATAGTAAAGAAGCCTATAATAGAAGCCCCTGTAACATCGGTAGACCTAGAGTAAGCTGCCGTAGTATCTGCAGTTGTCATAGGCACTGTCTCGATTGTAACACCTTTGCTATCTACCTGGTAAGCAACTTTTATCTCTCCAGTAGATTGCGGCTTGATTATTAACCATAGCTTAACAAAGTTCCAAGTTAGATCAGGACGAGAGTTCGGGTACACGGTCGGTGTAACAAAGTACATACCTTGTGGAGCTCCGAACATAGAAGTCTTAGCCTCATCTAGCTTGCCTATGTTAAGGTCAGTCTCTCTGCCTATGAGAGTACCTGTCCTGAACCTAGAGTTGTTGTAGCTGCACATAGCTGCGCAGTCGTAGTCTTTTCTCTGGAACCACTGACCAGATACTGTGTTCAAGCCTAGCAGCTTAGTGTTAGATGTTCTGCCTCTTCTCGTTAAAGCTAAGAGGTAAGAGTTTAAGTCAGGATCGTACACAGCCCACATGTTCTTAGTACGGTAGAAATCTGTGTCGTTCATGTACTGCTTATGGATAGGGAAGGACAAGAACGTAGCCGATACATCACCGAACTTATCGGTAGTGGCTAGGCTATGTATCCCCTTGTCAGAAGCCCAGATAACATCTGTAGCTGTAGCTACAACAGAGTTGTGCTCAACACAGCCTATGCCCCTGCCTACAGAACCTACACTGTACGTGAGTGTACCCAGATCAGCCGAGTATAAAGACTTTACACGATATAAAGATTTGCGTTTAGATACAAACAGCTCACCATAGAACGATGGGAACAAGGCTGTTATGCCTATAGGATCGTTATCTCCAGCATCTAGGTCTATCGACCCAGCGTTACCAGGAGCTAGTATTCTCCAATCCCTAAGATCATCTACTGAAGAGTAGTACAACCTATGCGGGTATAGAGGATTACCAGCTAGCCACATTCTCCTATCGTGCATTCTGCACAGCGAGAACGTAGGGTTAGGATTCGTAATAGCGTCGTATGATGGTAAATGCTGAGCGTGTACAGCGAAGCAGACAGCGTCATAGTCCACTACATTACCTGCCATATTCCAGAGCAGAGGGGTAGACGTACCGAAGCACATAGCGAGATAGCCATAGAAGACTTCAAAGGTTATCTTCTCGTCTCTCAGCAACGTGAAAGCGCCTGTAATGTCAGCGAACCTACCATCAGCAGAATCTGCCCATAGCTTGGCACCAGCAAAGGCTACCAGTTTATGGTATTGTACCCCACCTTCTTGCCTGTAGTAGTCGTACAGACCACGCATATCAGCACTGATATCTGGATGAAAACCATTTTTATAGTAATCGCTTAGACCCCAGAACTTCTTCCTTGAGCTATTAACAGAGAAGACAATGTTGTCACAGTCGTACATGCTCTTAGGATCTTGAGAGCCAGCCATAGTGGACTGGTCTAGTCCTAGAGTAGAAGGATATGCCAACACCTTCCCTGTTCTTTTAGTCATAGTCAAACCTATGGTGTTTGTTATAACGTCCGCTACGGCCAGAGTAATATCTACGAAGGTCAGGTACTAGCTGAGGTCTGTTAGTAGTAGTCTCTGTATCAGCTTCCATATCGGACATCATCCTGCTGAACTTAGCGTCAAAGTCGTCGCCCATATCTTTGTTACGCTCTCTATAGTACATGTCAGCTAGAGCACCGTATAATAGAATGTGTCTCTTCTCTCTTGGAATGAGAGGTTCATCAGTGTCGTTCTCTAGCAGAGTTACTTTCATCAAGTAGTCAAGATGTAAGATATAATCTTCGCTAGGAACTAAAGGCCAAAGCATACCCTGCAAGTTATCAACATTACCACCAAGGAAATCGTACCCTAGTAAGAACTCTCCTAACGCTGGGCCTTCGTAGCCCTTGAAACCTGACACCGTTATAGCCTCAGCCTTGCCCTCGTAGTACGGGTTAGCTACGGCTCTATCTACGAACTCTCTAGGGGTAATCACCTCTATGGGGGTACGATGGTAGTCGTGCCAAGCGTAGTCTATCTCTTCACAGTCAGGTGGTAAGCCTATCAAATACTGTGAGATGGTGTAGCTGCTAGCAGCCACTGTCTCACCTATATAGACACTAGACATCTCTGCTGTCTGAGCCACTGTGTCGATAGCTATGATCTGATAGACATCGTTGGCTCCTGGTACTCTTATAAACCAACCCTCGTGTTTCTTAGTCCAAGCTGTAGCAGTGCCAGTGACAGTACGGTTGTCGTTAATGAAATCCACTGTACCTGTGGTGTACTTCTTGCTGATCTTAATATCGAACCTAGATTTACGCCAACGCCACTTCTTCTGCGAAGCTATAATCTCGTATCTTGTGTTGATAGATTCTTTAAGCGCCTCTAAGAAGAGAGCGTCAGTAACAGGAATTTTTATCCTACGAGATACGGATTGGATTATATCAAGGTACGTCTTAGTTCTGAATATAGCCATTAGAACCATCCTTTTATACGTTGCCATTGCAGCCTAGCTACTATCCCTATAAAAGCAACAGCACCCAGGAACCCGTAGATTATCCTAGAGTTGAAATCTATTTTCTTCCACATCCTGTTGTGTTGCCTGGTATTCTCACTACAATACCCATCTAACTTATCTTCGGTATTTTTAGTAGTGGTTTTGATAACGCTCACTTCTTTAACTATATCTAGAAGCAAGCTCTCTGTATCTATAGGCATGGTGTCTCCTTAGAACATAGGTGCTATAGCTTGGTATGTTATAATAACATAGTCTCCTGCCGTGCCTAAGACATAGTGTTTGCTCAGATCGAACTGAAGATGAGCAGCGTCATACAGCGGAGCACTAGCTATAGTTATACTAGAGTGAGCACCATTTGGGAGATAGTCGTATGTGGTATCAACGTCTGCATCTCCATAGTAAGTAGCACCACCATTCTGCGCAGGGCATGTCATGGTCCAGAACGCAGACAGAACAGGGTCGTCCATGATCTTCTGTGGAATACCACTAAGCGTGATCCTCTTAGTTTTTAAGCTTATTGTACTAGCCATAGTTTATCCTTTCTACGGTGAGTAGACCAGGTTGCTGGCTACATACCTTATGAAATATCCTACACGTGATAAGTACACAGGGTAACACTTGGATATAGAGTGCATATGCTCTTCGGTTCTATGATCGACTTGATTAGGTGGTTGCATCTTACCTCCTAGTTATAAAGCATTCTATATATAACATCTACAGCGGCACCACCAGCAGCACCAGGATCAACAGTGATTCTGAACGCGTCATCTATTGAATAAGGTCCAAGGTATACTGCATCCTCGTTAGCTACTGTGAATGCGGCAGAGACTAAATCCTGTAAACCACCACCGCTTACATCGTAGTACACTCTGATAGTGTAGTTAACTGTAGCGTTCTTCATGTCCAACCAAATGCTCTTGATCTCATACTGTTGTTCTGTGGCATTTGTGAAGTCTATGAGCGTCTGCTCGTTAGCTGTTTCGTCTATGCTGACAGTATCATTCTCTATCTTGTATTTCTGTACTAAAGCAGGACCACCTGAGTTGGCTATGTTGCCAGACTGCTCACATAAGGGAGCGTCTATGCTGTATCCATCACTTATCTCTGTGATGAGGTTATCATAAATATATCCAGTTGACGTAGCCCCAAGCGTAATAGCATGAGTAGTAACTACAATGGTTTTCAATCTGTTTCTGCCTATCTCAGTACCATCGCAGTTAACACCAGAGTATATAGGCCCGTTGTCCCATGTGTTAGTTTTGTCAATACCATCGAACATGTTGTCAAGTATCTGGACGTTGTCAGTGTCTGCACTCTCTAAAACTATCGCTCTATCTGGGCCATCGGCAGAGGTGTACCATAAGTTCTTTTCAAGCAACGCTCTGTCACCAGCATCTGGTATTGTGATGGATTCCTGATCGTACAAACCCTGTTCAAACACACAGTTTCTTATGATACAACCGTAGGCACCTATGTTAATCTGAGAGGCTATACCCGCGTTGGTAGTAGCTTCAAATGCTATGTTGTCTATAATGACGTTGGCACCTGTTACAGTGATGGCATCATTAGCACCAAGCTCTGTGCCATCTACTACGAAGGTAGGTTTATCAGCACCAGAACTTATACCAACGATAGATGTGGAAGGTGCGTCTAGGGTAATAGTATCGTTGATGGTCTCATAATGCGTAGGCATTATGTAGATAGTGTTACCACCACCAGGAGCTACAATACCAACAGCAGCATCTAGTGTAGCTTTAGCAAGCACTGGGCTTAGGCCACTGTAGTTGTCATCACCATTATCTCCATCGACAAAAACTGAAAGCGAAGTAGTTCCGTCTTTAAACTCAGTACCATTGCCGATTATGTTGTTATTAAATTCTACAACACCTATGCCACCAGCGTTTATATGGTATCCCTGCTGTGAGGCCAAGATGGTGTTACCCATTATCACTGCACCTACACCTGCGTCACCGACATCAATTAGGAACTGAGCAGCGGTTTTATATACGAAGGTGTTGTTCTTAATAGTCATGGAATCTGTTTGATCTGAGTAGATAGCGTTAACATCCCACACCCAAGCCACTGATGCTCCATCAAATATATTGTCTTCTATAATTAGCCTAGTAGCTGCACCAGATGCGTTGTAGATAACATAGTCAGACCCATCAGCTACAGCTAAAAACTGGTTGTTTCTGATGGTTACTTCTTCTGTCGCACCTTCAAACTCTATGGCCTGTAAGTCATTAGTACCGAGTTCAAATCTGCACTCCTCGATGAGAATATCTTGAACAGCACCTATGGCTATATGCCCTGGAGTAGCAGCTGTATCATTTGGTTGAAATATAATACCCCTGACAGCAATATCGGGAGCAGAGATAAGCATGGTCTGATCCGCAGCAGCTAAACTGTTCTTCAGCCTTGGTCTATCTTCGCCAATGCCAAGACCTACAATACTTACTCCTGATGTATTAACATCTATCTGTGTCTCAACATCTTCGTTATGTCCTGGCATCAGAATGATAACATCGTTTGCATCTGCAGTTGAATGAACAATACCAGCAGCTAAAGTAGCACAAGGGTTTTGAAAAGTAGGAACTATAACATCGTCACTGCCAACATTGCTATTAACATATATGTATCTACCTGAAGTTTGTGGAACACCTTCGTGAAGTTTATTTATGTCATGTGATGTAGTGTAGTTATCTGTAATAATAAAACGCACAGCATCTGCAAAAGGTTCTCCGTCAAAAAACGAGTTGTTCCTGATAATGCCAAGAGCCGTAGTATCGGAGTATGTTATAAACTCTATCCCCGCTGGAGTTCCAAAGAACACATTGTCTTCAATTCTAATAGAGGAATCAGCTTGGCTTGAATAGATAACACCATCATCCCAATTAAAACCACCACCAAAAAATTCGTTTCTCCTTATGGTCAGAATGTCTGTAACGTCTGTATTGGAGTAGATAGCATAATCAGGACCATTGGCTGAGACTAAGAACTTATTGTCTTCTATTCTTATATCAGAACATCCACCAGTTGCGTTAAGAAATGTTATACCTTGTAAATCATACTGACCAGAATAAAAAGCACAGTCATGGATAAAGATACAATCAGACAATCCCTCGAATTCAATATGGCCTATAGTATTAGCTGATGTAGCAGAACCAAATATAAGACCTGCCATCTCTACATTGTCTGCATCTATTCTAAGCGTTGCAGCTGTACCAGCACCGTAATTAGAACCAAATCTAGGAGCGTTCTCTCCATGACCAACACCTATGATCTTAATACCATCTACATCTATATCTATCTGTACAGTTACAATCTCTATATGCCCAGGCATGACTACGATCATGTCTCCCTGGTCAGCAGTACATAAGTCTATGGCTCCATTCAATGTAGCCATAGCATTTGTTGGTGAGGTTCCTGAGTTAGTAGCGCTACCCAAGGTAGAACTTACAAAGTAGATATCACCTGTCGTAGATTCTGGAGATTGTGAATGAGAAGTCTTAACTGTGTCAGGTACTATCACATCTCCGGTACCTGGGACTAAGGCTCCGCTACCGCCACCACATTCTACTAATTCATAAGCTCCTATAACAAGTGGTGCTCCACCGTAGTTAACAACACATATGCCTGTAGCTGCTGCAGTGAAGTTGATACCCTGACAGAAGTTAAATGTATTCCATCCTATAAATCCCTGTGTATGTATTACCGTAGAGTATATAGCCCCGTTATCCCAAGCGTTGGCTGCACTCATGCCATCAAAGTAGTTGTTGAGAATAATAGGTTCCGTAGTACCAGCAGACTCTATGATTATAGCAGAGTCAGGACCATCTTCCTCAACCCTGAAGACGTTATTCTTTATTACACTTTCATCTCCACCGTCCTGCATGGTGACTGAGAGCAGAGCGTACTGGTTACAAGCAAAAGAACAACTATCGATAGTAACACCGCCTTGGATATCTACGAACGATTCCATGGCACTCTCTGCTTCGAATACGATATCTTTAATCACACAGGATTCGGCTGTTACTTCAACTAAGTCCAACGTAGCATCATCTAAATCAGCCTTGAGCACTGGTCTGAGATCTCCAGAACCTAGCCCAACTATTATCACGCCAATTTTATCTAAGGTTATAGCCGCCGTTGCTCCAGCGTTAGCAGCCTCAAGAGTTTCATCATGTCCTGGCATGACATAGATTACATCGCCTCTCTCGTCTTTACATCTTCCAATAGCGTAGTCCAGGGTAGCAAATGGTCTCATAGGGGATATGCCATCATTACCATTAGACGCGCTTATAGCCCCGTCCAAGGTGTTGGTCGTTCCATTTCCCACGAACCAAACCTCGCCAGATGTATCTTGCCACTGTGGACCTATAAACTGTCTAGCTTTTATGATATCATATTCAGAAGCACTCATAGCATTCTCCTAGAGATTAGAATAAAATGAGACATGAGGAGAAAGCGAGATAGGGAGAACGTAGCTCCCTCCCCAAGCTCATCAAGTTATTAAGTAGCTACAACTGTTGCACCCTCATCAAGAGGAATGTACCATAACTCAGCAGCCACAGTATGACCACCGGCAGTAGCGTCAACAGTTCCAAGTCTATCTATGGTTCCTACACCAACAATCATCGGACTAATCATAGCCGATGCTGCGCCAGCAACCCCACCACCAGTCAAAGCAGTTCCTACTTCGCCAGTAATTGAGAAAATCGAAAGCTGCTCAGCGGCAGTTACGTTGAACGTGCCACACATTGCAGAACCAGTTCCAACCGTCGGGTTCATAACAACGCTTGCCAAACAAGCTGCTGCTGCAACTGCTGCACCATTAACTTCCAAGCTAACCTGAGTAATAAGCACTCGTCCACCAGCTACCGTGAACATTGTAACTTGGTTGTTATCGAAAGCTAAATCGACATTAGCAGCTCTCTGTACTCTATACCCTAGCTTATCATTCTTAAACGAACTAGAGAAGTTCGCTTCCATCAGAGGTGTAAACTCTGCACCAGTACCAAATGGAAAATGAGATGTCGTACCTAAGAAGTAGTTGCCCTTCACTGCGAACTGCGCAGGTGCCGTAGTATCGAACAGACACATAGAAGCGTTATCTCCACCATCACCCTGTATCACGTTGTCGAGATACATGGCTCCACCATTTGCAAGTCCATCATTGTCGATGAAGTACGAATCAGCAGTAAGCTGATCTGCATAGTTACCCTTAACTATGGTTCTTACACCAAGGTCATGAATCATAGCAATTGTAACTGGTTGTCTGATGAAGTAATTCTTCTCGATACGAGTATCGGAAGATGTAGCTGCTACATCAATAGAGATGAGGCTGGCTACATTCTGTGCATCGAAGTAACAGTCATGGATATAGTTAAAATCACCAGTATCCAAATCTATCAGCATCGGTGTGGTTGTCTGAGAAGCGTTACCGTATAATCTTAGACCGTATATCTCACAGTTACTACCAGTGAGAGTAATAAGATCAATGTCAGCAACCGTAGTTAATGTGACATTAAACGTACCATCATCGACATACGGACCTAAGATAACATCATCTTCCGTTATAGCGATAGCCGCAGCCAAGGAATAATCACCTGGTTGCATTAAGATCCTATCACCGATACCAGTCCTTAACTTAGCAACAGCGTCTACGATTGTTGTAGGAGCTGTAGGAGTTAAGCCGTTTCCTGCAGTTGCTCCACCAGCTACATATAACGTAACAGGAGTTGCATCGTTAGGAATTACACCTGCACCATAAGCTTCACCCTTACCAATGTAAGTAGAACCAGACGTATCAAGATCATATGCTGTACACCATTCATAGTAGTTATTATCTAACAACATGCTGGTATGATTAACACTGGAATTAATAGCAGCGTCATCCCATGTATTTGTAGAATCTCCACCATAGAACCTATTACCTTTGAATAAACCAAGGTCACAGGTAGCAACTTCAATCTCTATAGCGGAATCAGGACCATCTGCCATAACTCTAAACTTATTATCAATAACATACAGTCCACCGTTATCTTCCCAAGTAATACACTCAAGATCATTCACTCCGAGGAAGAACCAGCAGTTCTGAATCTTAACATTCACAGCGTTGACATTAATCATAGATGTCGCAGCTGCTGTAGATTCAACAAAGACTATGTTATCAACGACAGTATCTGCACCTGTAATATTAAAACCATCTACGACACCATTGATCGTGAAGATTGGTCTACTTACGCCCCAACCGATACCTAAGACTTTAACGCCCTGTACATCCATTGCGACAGGAGCAGTGAGAGTCTCTGCATGTGAGAATACTACGATAGTATCACCAGCAGCTGCGTCATTAAACGCAGAATCAAGGGTGATCGCTGGTGTCTCTATAGTGCCACCTTCAGAATCAGCGCTACCATAAACAGAGCTAACATATATAAACTTACCAGTAGATTGCTCGTCACCTTTAGCAAACTGTTTACCATCTGGCCCTGAATACGTGTTACCTTTTATACCAACTACACAAGTGGGAGCATTGATACCATAGCCAGCATCATGGTCTAAAATCTTATTCGTATCTATAATCATAAAAGCACTTGTACTAGAATATACAATCGCGTCTGTTGCAGCAGTTACAAATAAGAAATCATTGTCTTCTACGTATCCATCAACATCGTCTTGGTCTGAGTAGATAATACCATCATCCCAAGTGTTAGTATCACTACCACCGAAGAAATAGTTTCCTCTGATGTTAAGTTCCGAAGAAGCAGATGCTACTGAATAGATAGCGTAGTTAGGACCGTCAGCCCCAACCTCAAACATATTGTTCTCTATACGCATCCCTGTGTATCCACCGCCACCTAACAGGGTTAAACCTTGTAGATCATTAGCACCCTGAGAGAATTTACAGTCATGGATAAAGAGATCATCCACAAGACCTGCGACCGATACGTTACCAATAGTAAACGCAGAAACTGCTGCTGTGAAGTTGATGCCTGCAATCTCCACATCGTCAGCATCGATAATAATTGCTGCTAATGCACCACCAGTGAAGTTAGATCCAATGGCTGGCATCTGGCTTCCATTGCCTATACCAACAATCTTGATACCATCTATATCTACATCAACCTGTACTGTGACCTGCTCAGCATGGTTAGGCATAACAACTACCATGTCACCATGGTCTGCTACACAAGCACTAACACCAGCATCTAATGTTGCGAATGCCGTAGTTGGTGAAGCACCTGTGTTTGTATCAGCACCAGTTGCGCTATCAACGAAGAAGATATCCCCAGTTGTAGACTCAGGAGCCTGTGTGCTTGAGTCCTTAACTGAATCAGGAATAACTATCGTCGGTGAAGAACCACCTATACTTCCACCACCGCCTGCTTCAATAAGTTCACATGCACCAACTGTATAAGGTGCTCCACCATAATTCCAAACTACCATACCAGTTGCAGCTGCTGTGAAGTTAACACCTGTACATTCTGCAAATACATTAAATCCTACGAAACATCTTGTATGGATTACAGCAGAGTTAATAGCTGCAGAGTCCCATGTGTTTGTAGAATCTTCGCCTTCAAACCTGTTACCCATGATGACGAGGTTCGTGGCCCCTGCATCTTCGATCTCAATAGCAGCGTCTGGTCCATCAGCAACTACAAAGAACGAGTTGTTCTTAATAGTACAGTCGTCAACGTCGCCTATAGTAACAGCTTCAAGAACATAAACTCCACAATAGAACTTACATGCTTCTATAAGAGTAGAGTCTTCAGCAACAGCAACGAGCGATTCCATGGCAGAAATTCCTACTAACTGGACATTTCTAATAACACAGTTCTCAGATGTAACCTCGAACATATCCAAGGTAGCGTCATCCATGTTAGCACCAAAAACAGGTCGGTTATTACCATATCCTAATCCGATAATTTTTACAGCCTCGATATCAAGAGTAACTGCTGCAGTACCACCAGCGTTAGCTTCTGTATAAATTTCTTGATGACCAGGCATAACGTAGATAATGTCACAACGCCCAGCCTTACAGCGACTAATTGCGTAGTCAACAGTTGCGAATGGACGAAGAGGTGAGATACCATCGTTGCCATTTGAAGCACTGATAGCTCCATCTAGCGTGTTAGTAGTTCCGTTACCTACAAAATATACTTCGCCTGAAGTGTCCTCCCACTGAGGACCGACGAAGTGTTTTGCTTTTACAATATCTAAGTCTGTCATACTCATAACAATCTCCTTTGGCTCTTAGGACTACACTGTAACTGGTCGGACTATTCCGCAGCCATCTACAGCAAGCTGTGAGAATTAAACTCACATTTACCCACCGTTACCTAGTTTGTGCTACATAAAAATAATCTACTGCCATAGTTTTGATTACAGCCTCACCATTCTGTATTGCGAAGCTAAGTGCTAACTCTGTTGTAGGAACCTGAGTCGTAATCTCAGATACCTTAACATCGTTAATGTATCCTTCTACTAATCCAGTACCTGATACTTTAAAACCTAGCTTAATCCATGTTGCATCAGCAAGGGTACCAACTGCTGTCTCTGTAGAGGCGACGCTGGTATTCATACATACAAAGTCTATACCAGTAAGAGTATCATCAGATTTGAAGTAGATACCATCAGAGATGCCGTCTATTAAAGTTGTGTCTGTATCGCACAGTCCAAATACAAACTCACTCTCTGTCGCATCATTGATCTGTATCCTTGTTTCGAAGTAGATATGATCGCCAGCAGTAGGAATAAATGTCTCGCTCGTATATTGAGCCTCTTGGCTATCGTCGTTAGCCGCAGCGTTAGTGACAAGCAACACTCCACCCTTAGCATCTGTCAATGCAAGAGACCCTGCACCTGTTGCTGTGATAGTAAAGTCACCAGCTGTATAAACTTGGAAATCTTCCCAAGCTTCTACGTAGTAAGCTGGCCTACCGAATACATAGTCCTGCCACATACCAGGAGATGTCTGATTCGCAACTTGAATCGCGTCTCCATCCAGCCTGTGTAGTTTCATAATTAAACCTCCCATACCTAATTAACCCACGCCCAACCCTCCACACCTCCGCCTTGAACTACAACCCGCAAGGTCACGAGTAAAAGGGGGAAGACACCCCACAGAGGGGTCTATGCTCCAGGCGTTCCAAAAACTCCGCGCCACTCGTCGTACCCATAACTAAATCTATTAAAGATTTTAGTTTTGGAAGCTCTTGCTTCCCAGTCAACATCAGAATCCGTACCTACAGGTTCCCTTTCGTACCACATCAGGTTATGCTCACTCTTATCAGCAAACAGGAACCACGCATCAGGATCTGTCAGGTAATTCCAGACTAAGTAGTCTAGGTTCACCATCTGGAAAGCATTGATTGCGTTGTTCGCGTTGTCAGGTCTGAGAGATGACTTCGTGAGTTCTTCAGCTGTCCATCTTTCCTCGTTAGGAATAAGCATCCAACGGGGCTGGATATTAAGAAGAAGACCTCTGTCATCTACAGTGTCCTGCATCTGGTTAAGAGCTTGCCTTAGTGAAGCAACTGACAAATCAGCAGCTACAGGCAAAGCGTTGCTTGACGTTCCACCACCAACAAGTGGATGGAGCGTATTGAACAACGACATACCATCAGGACCAACATCAGCGAAACCACCGTTAAGAACGGAAGCTGCAGATATCTGACGTGTATTGAACATCGACCTACCCAAAGCTTGCGTAGCCTTTGAGATGATACCCCACTTCTCATCATCGATTAACTCTTTAGAAATTCTAAAAGCTAATGCATAAGCAGTATGGGTATAGGTCTTGTCATACGCCTGGTAGAAATCATCATACGTTACTGGAGCGTTCTCAGCTTTCTCAGGAACTAGACCGAAGCCTGTGATCCCAGTAGCTTGCTCACCCCACTTATCCGAAGACATCACATTAAAAACCTGTGCGATCATATCTGGATAAGATTGGTATTTTTCCATTGCCACTCTCTCCAACACCGGCAGAGCGTCAGCAAAAAACAGATCAGAAAAACCTCCTCGAAGAGCCATATATTACCTCCTAGTTATACACCTAACTTGTCGTGGCTTCTGGCATGAGCATTAATCATACAAAGAAGTCTGTTAAATTCGCCGAACTCATTATCTACCACAGGGTATAGCCCTATGATCTTGATAGGTAATGTGTTGGTGTTAAGGAACGAACCCTCATTAAGTTCCATGATAGAAATACCATTCAACGCATCACCAACAACTACATCAGCGTTAAGCTGCATAGCTGCAGCTATCGTACCAGTACCAGTTCCATCATCCGTCTGTGCTTCCAAGATCACATATGGATCAGTGCAAACCATGATGGTCGTGTCTGTAGAGTTAGCGCATTTAGGTTCCATGGCAACGCCAATGACTTGCGTGTCTGCCGCCGTGAATCTATCTACAAACCCTACACTCGCTGTTAGCAAATCACCAATACCTATGATGGCATTAGCAGCTAACAGAGAAAGACTCTCGCTCCTAACAGGAGAACCCCCTGCCAGAGTTCCAGCAATTCTAAATCCGTGCGGTCTATCTACGTTCTGTCCACCTGAAAACATATTAACCTCCTTAGTTTAGAACCTTCTACTTCGATTCTGAATCTTCTTTTATCTGGACGTTGTTTCCTTTTCGCTGTTCAACACTATACTCCAACGGAAGACCATGTTTGGTCTTCTGTTCTTTGCATCTTAACATCTCCATACGAATATCATTTCTTTTCTTCCAATACGCAGTCATAGCCTCCGCCCTTTTCTTTGGCATCCTAGCTAAGATTAAATCCTCTGAACTTTCACCTCCGATGATGCTTTCACCAGCGAGAGTTGTTTTCTTTCTTCTTGTACCAGGGTCAGTAGATAGAGAGCTTATCTTCTCCCATCCTCTATGATCCTTATTGCCATTCATAAAACGTTCTTTCCTTACCCACCTATAAGCATAGCGAGGATCTAAGTTCTCTACCTCTAACGGACGAGGCGGCTTAAAGGTGTAATCGCTCTCCAGAGTTTCATCTGAAGATACTAGGCTATCACTTACCAGACTCTCTTTTGTTTTTTTGTCTGTGTTCACTATACCCTCCCTGTTGCTTTATTGCGTCTAGCGTCAGAACCAGATGGTCCATGACTTTCTTTGTAGACCTTTTCGCTAACTCCAAGTTTCTCGGCTATGTACCTTTGGACTTCATTTAGGTCGTCTTTGCCTTTGGCGTTAACTACGTTAGCACTACCAGAGTGTAACATTGCGCCCCTAGCGCCAGCTTCTCTAACCATATCGTGCTCCTTTGTGTTTTGCTCCATGATATAGATTTTAGCCTGCGCCCTAGTTGCAGCATTATATACAGCGTCTGGAGACTTATTATCAAACAACGTAGAGTATTCAGCCTTCAGCATGTTGTTGTATTCTTGTTTATACTTAGGATGCTTAGGGTCGAACAGCCACGGGAAGTCGGTTTCGGCCTGCCTATCCAGGCTAGACGTCTTTTCTTTCTTACTCATCTCTTCCACTGTTTCATCTTTAGCTTTTTTCACAGCGTTCTGAACTATATGCTGTATATGCTTTTCAACATCAGGGTCTAGTTCTACATCTGGTGCGTCAACAACTTCTGCTGCTTCCCTAGTCTGTGTCGCCATCTTAGCTGTGCTTTCAGCTATAGTAGATACAGAGCTGTTGATCTGTGACATCTCATTTTTAAGTGCATCAAACTCTGCCTTTGATACAGTATCTGGCTTTGGTGTTTCTGTAACATTGTCTTTGTTCTGTGGTGTGTCTGTGTCGGTGTTATTACCGATGAACTCATTGATTGAGCTACTCATGCTTGCCCTCCCTCTTGTTATCATTATGCTGCTTGATTAGGTTCTCTATTATCTCAAATATTTTATCTATGCCTGCTATCTCCCCATAGCGCTTAGAGATTACCTGAGCACAACAAGGATGCTGGATTAAAGGTTCTTTACTGCCACGAGGAGAACTGAATAAACCAGTTACAGCTTCTTGTGTGGCTACGCCTTTAACTCTCTGCATTAAATGCCAGAACTTAGAACCCTTGAACTCCAATAAGTCTTCAGCTAGTATGCGGTCGTCTGCGTTCATTGTCCGCCTCCCTCTTGTGGTCCACCCTTATTGATAGGTGGTTTTCCCTGTGGAACATTCTCTTCTGGTAACGGTCTACCTGTCTCGCCAGTTTGACCAGACATCCTCGCCCCTAATGACGGTGAAATTTGTAGCCCAGATTGATTCTGCATCTGTGCCTGAGCTTGTATAGCCTGCATAGCTTTCGTGTGCATACCTACTGCATCATTAAGAACTATCAGAGCATTCACGGCATTAGACCCTATTTGTATTCCTTCTAAGAAACTTGGGTCTTGAGACAACATAACTAACGCTTGGATCTTTCCTTCGTGGTTGTCGTTAAGCGCAACCTTCGGCATTATTCCCTGACGTATAGAAGCTATCTCTTCTTCAAGGGATAACGGAACTTCAGCATTTTCAGGAGCAGTTACGAAATCATCTATGTTAGGAACACCTTCTTTTTCCAACACGCTTCTCAACCCGTTATGAAGATTCCTTGCAGTCACTATCCCAGTCTCAATCATCATAGGGTTAAGCATAAGCTGCAAACGCTGCATAGCGTTCTGCTTATCTAGTTCTCTGTTAAGGTTAGCAGAGTTAGCTGTTATAATGAAATCAACCCTACCAGCTATATCTACTCTGTTAACTTGTTTAAAGAGAGGAGTACCATCAGACGAAGTCTGTGGCATTCCATTAGGGCCAAGTACTCTGACTAGAGTTTCATCTGGCATACGTTCTTGTAGATCAGATAACATCCCAGTAAGAACCCCCGCCCATCCTCTTTTAAGTCTGCCAAGTATAACATCAATGTTCATGTTCGCTTCGTTGAGCAGAGCCTGCATACCTGTAGCAGTACGTGTGGCTCCTACCTGCTGTGAAGGAATACCCATGTTCATAACATTCACAGAGGTTACTCTGTCTGCCCATCTATCTAAAGACGCTTCCTCGGACTGACCAAACGCTGAGCTGCTTGGTAGCTTAGGGAAAACTATATCGTTAGGATCATCAACTGGGAACCCAACACCAGGCTGGATGCGTATTGTATCACCCTTGATTCCAGAAGCAGCTCTATAGAAGAAGAATGGTATGTTAGAGATAGTTCCAAAATCAAAACGCATATTGTATATAGCATCCAACGCGTTATTAATCGGGTAGAGTATCTCTAGTAATCCAAGAGAATACGCCCTTCTAGGCCTACGTATAAAATCTATCTTATGTAGTGGACGTTTAGCTGTCTTAGTTATTCTATCGAGATAGGTTAGCCTGACTATCTTCCTTGAATCTAAATCTATAGTGGCTATCATCTCTTCGTCCATACCATCACCATCGATGTCGTATCTGAAGAAAGCTTCGGACATACTAAGTTCTTTACGTCTCACGTTACTGTCTACTGTCTTAACACCCTGGTAATCATCTTGTGATCGTTTGTAATCAGACTTATCTCCTACAGATCCAAGGTCAGCAGTAGCCGGACCAGAGCGTTCGATGACACGATCCAACGCTGCTTCACCAGCGTCACGTGCATAGTACTCTTGTTCTATGTAACTCTTCACTCTTGAAGCGCTTATCTTAAAATCATGGAACACGCCTATAGGCTGATCCAGATCAGATACATCTTGAAAACTACCAGGGAATAGAATATCTTCGTGTGGAATAGTTTCTAGCACAGGACCATCAAAGTATTTGATGATTTCTTTTACTTCTCTAGCTACCTTATCCATGTTAGGCCTTGGCTCTTCAGACTCAGCGCTTAACATCTCTATGCGTTCCATATTATCTTTACGCTCTTCAGGGGTTATCATTTTTGTTATGATAGCGTTACGTTCACATATTTCCCATCTACGTTTAATGACTCCCCAACCAACGCCACAGAAGTCCCAGATCCAATCGTCTATTACTGAGTCAACACCCTTGTGATGGTTAGCATAGTTAGTGACAGCCCACTTCATAACTGTATCGATAGTAGAGATTCTCTCCATATCGAGTTTCTCTACAGGCACCGTCATCCACCACGGCCATACTGAGAAGATACTCTGCTTGAACCTAGCGTGCAGAGCTTTGATTTTCTCCATAGATAAAGGTAGATGGATGTTAGAAGCATTATCCCATAGTCCTTTACGGATATAGGTAATGTAATCATCCCACTGAGCCAGGTACTCCTTGTTACGGTTCAACCACGCTTGCCTATCTATCATCATGGCATTACGCTGATCGAACAACCAGTTAACAAGTTCCTCGCTTTCGTACTCTATAGCTGGCAATCTATCTATCGGGTCTACTTTTGTAATCATGTTACCCCAAGTATCTATGGCTGCTTAGTGATATATTCTTCGCATCCACGCTAGTCTTCGGATTTAAAACTACAAAATATCTATCTAAATCCATGAAATCATCCCATATCTTTCTGGGCTTATCTTTAATAGAGTATTCAGTATCTCTTGTATCGTACACGTAGTTCATAAACTCATTTATATGACGCCTACATTTCTTCATTATGAAAAACTTCGGCCTAGTAGAACCGTCGTTACATTTCATAGGTTTCAAGAGAGCCTTCATAATATGTATTCCATGGTCTATCATGTTATGTTTGTACGCTAGCCTAGTCCTTATGCCTTCTCTCTCTAGGATTCTTCTAGGCGTTTCCCTGTACAAAGCATCAGGTGTTTCGGAAGATGGATCTATCAAACGCCACGCTATCTCTTTACCTTTCTCAAGTTCTTTAATCTTAGCAGCTAACTCTGGGATAGTGACCGTCTCATATATCTCTCCGCAAACTACTATGTCACCAGAGTACGGGTCTACTGCCCACTGACAATACGCATGTTCTTTCCTAAGATGAGGATCTATCCCCCCGAATACTTTCCAATGCCTAGGTACTTCAAAGTCTTCTACAACATGAACATCACGATCAAACTCGTTGTACACACGTCCTATAAGATGCTTGAACTCCCCGTGCATCCTGGTGTTCTCTTCATCCTTACTGATATCTTTACGATACTCCTCGATAGCTAGTGGTGTGAGATAACCACCGTTAGTCGTGCAGTTATCGTAGATATCCATAGTGAAACAATCTATGTCTTCGCGCTCACCAGAATTAGCTGGCTGCCACAGATCACTGTATATCCATGGTTCGGATAACGGTGTAAGAGTTATCCACAGCAAACCTTCCTGTCTCATAAGCCCACGACGAGTAGCTACGTAGGCATACTGAGGACACGGCTCATCTATCCAACCGATGTCTCCTGTCCAACCTTCGAAGACCTTCCGATCTTGCTCACCTGATAAAATATCAAAGACCGATCCGTTCGTAAGTTCCCAATGTGCCGCTACGCCTGTAGAGTTGTTCCTCCGTGCTTTAATGACTTTCTCTGGTAGCCATTCCATGAGCTTGGGAATAATAACACCTTTAGCGCCTTCTTCAAAACCAAGAGAGGCGATAACCCTACCTCTAACTGGGACTCTTGTTTTAGAGTATGGGTGCATACCGAGCAACCGCCAGATAAACTCGATGGCACCTGCAATAGTCTTCCCAGTCTGATTACCTCCAGTGATGATTCTAATTCTCTTATCCGACTTATGGAAAGCTTCCTGCCCATCGTTAGGCTTTCCTCTCCATGCTCCGTTATGCGGCGTATACGTGCTTAGCTTCTTCTCTTTTACTATACGTTCTTTCTGTAACAACAAACCCAACACTTCTCTTTTACGAGAAAGGGATAGATCTTTAATATCGTTGTATTCGATATTCTCCATGTACTAGTCTCTTATCGTCTTAGCAGCTTTAGCATCTCTTAGGATCTTGATGATACGATCTATAAGATCAGGATCAGTAAGATGGTCGGATAACTTAAAACCTTCATTAACTTGGCCTTGTGTACCGTTCGCTCTCTTCATATCTTCAAGCTTTATCTGGGCGTGTTTCTTGTATCCTATCATGTTCTTCCTCCCTAGTTTCTGGGTTGAATAAATCTTCTAACTTCGTTCTCAATAAAGAATCGATCTCTGCTTCCGCCATAACATGAACATCTAAACCCACCGACTTATCCACAGGCTTTAACCCGCCTATATAGGCAAGATCTTTACCACAACTAGCCCGCACCTTATCCGATTTTGACTTCACAGCCAGCTCCGCCAGCACGCATAAACCTAACTGCCCTAGCTTTCCCGCCATATCGCGGGCATCGCATTGTCCTGGTAGCCCTAGTCGCTCTATGATCGGAGCCCATGCTCTATATAACCTAATGTTATCAGTAGCTTCCTCTCGCTCGCTCTCTGCTAGTCTCGCTTGCGCTCTCTTGCTTATCTCTACCCCCATCTTATTCACCCCTCCATTCTTATTTAAACTACCCTCTATCTACTTCTATCTACTTATCACTTGATAGACTAAGTATTTATGAAAATTAGCAGATGGAGATGCTTTGTCTCTAGCACGGACCTTTGGGCTTGGGAGGGTGTACCCTCTTTGCTTGTGTGGTAGAGG